GGTTTTAACCCCTCCGAGCTCGACCTCCAACGACCACATGAAGATTCGGATATATCGCACGGATCGGAATACCGACACTGGCAAACTTGCCACGGGTCAGGTACTTGTCGACCTGTCGATACCGAAGGATAATGCTAACATCACGAACACTGAGCTTATAGAGCTCCTCGTGATGGTTGGGAGCCTTTTCACCGACGGCGCGGCAGGGTCCGCGACAACTGTCAATGCGACAGCCATCGTTGAAACCCGCGTACCGTAAGCCTAGGCATAGAGCCAGGCGAGAACGCTTAAGGTTTCTTAGGCCCGCCTCACTGGCGGCGCTTGGCTGGTTTGCTCACGCTTATGTTAGCGCGAACGGGGGGCGTATCCCCGAGTCAAAACTCTTGGATATCCTCCGAATTATCGGGGGGTGGTAGAACACATTCATAACAGAAAGCGGGTACCTTATGAGTAACTTCAAACAGGACCTAATCTACCCTTTCTATTCTGGTTTATCAACTGATTTGTTGACTCTCCATGAGTCGCTGTTTTCTCGTGAGCGTTTAGATTGTGTATTGGAAGAGATCCTCGCGGATCCCGTCTCCTATGTACGATCGATGCTCGATTTCGGGAAAGCATTCGAGAAGAGTCTCATTAATACCGAGTTGCGTCTAATGACCAACTCCAAGTACGCTGATCCCCTTTTCTCGTTCATTCCCAATGGCTTCAGGAACGCGTATCATATCTTCTTCAACGAAGATGGCTATGCGTTACCTTACGGCGATACCCTTTGTCGTCTTGCGATGGCTAAGGACTATAGCCTTATCGAGGCTTCCGACGAGTTACCTCGTTTGGTCCGCTCGATACGTCAGTGGACTTTGGCTTTCTCAAAAGTCGAAGACATTGAACCGTCCGTGGATGAGACTGCGCTTCTTGAAAACTTCAAGGCGCGTATTGTCTCCACCCGGGAGCACACGCTCGAGAACGAAGTCGTGCAATACGCACGAATGTTCTTGGCCGATATCTTCTCCCCTGAGGGGCGCCTTGCCCCCCAACTTGCCCAGTGGGCTTCAGAGCCTTTTGGGCGCCATGGACCTGGTGCTGTTGAGGATGGCTCCTCTGGTAGCGGTAAATGGATGTTTCGGCACATCGATGGGCTCGACGAGAGAATTTATCGTCTGCACATCGATATTCCCGATGACGAGCGTCATTTGGATGATATCGAAATCGATACCGTGCCTTATTCGCGTGTTTGCGTCGTCCCAAAAGACCTCGCAAATCGTCGTATTATCTGCATTGAGCCTAAAGAGCTCATGTTTGCCCAACAGGGCCTTATGCAGATCGTGTACGATCTAGTACACCAACATCCACTGGCGAAGCGCTTGATTGACTTCCGTCATCAAGAGCGTTCACAAGATATGGCGCGCGATCTTTTTCTCGCCACCATCGATCTTAAGGATGCGAGCGACCTCGTTAGCAAAACGCTAGCAAAGAAGCTCCTTCCCCGTGAAGTTTATCGCCTTGTAACACTCTATAGATCCCGTGGAATCCAATTCCCAGATGGGTCTATCGTAGAGGATTACGAGACTCTATTTACGATGGGAAATGCATTATGCTTTCCCTTCGAGAGTCTTATCTTCCTCGCTCTTTGTGTAGGCACGCGCTGCTATTGGGATCCATCCGTAAGGATGCTCCTATTTAAGTGGTGCGACCACTCCTACACAAGGCCCGATCACCTGGCGCAGCGTCTCCGCTGTAGGGTGTTCGGTGACGACATCATTGTGCCGAACTATTTGGCGCAAGAGGTCGTGCACGTGTTACATTCCGCTGGTTTGGTCATCAACGGG